ATGGTGGGTCTTCTTCAATGAAATCTGAATCTAATACTGGAAGTGTTCCGAATTCTTGCGCTAAATGCCAAGCGTCAAGGGGTACGGAATGATTTGACCTCATTACTCCAGTAATTGTTGAAGGTTTATATCGATATTCCGCATAACGTTCTTGATAGCCAAAGACTAAATCATCATTTGCTGAACCGTCGGCGTATATCTCTTTATTTAGTACGGCTTGCTCGCCGATGTGTGATAGTGCAGGCCAATAGTAATCATAACGTGTTTGTCTTGACCACATTTTATTTAGGCCTTGCTGATAGTTTAAATCTGCTCTTACGGATACTAATCCGATGATAAGATTATGTTCTGTAAAGCTCTTTGAGAAACCATTGTTTCTGAGTGCTGTTGTACCAATAGCTGAGAGATTTCCTTGTGGTGTTGTAGCGTCTGTCGATGATGTCTGTGCGATAGGCGTAATATTGACAGGAGTTGAACTACCGCCAAGGTACTCAGGACGCTGGAGTCTGGCGTCTGGGCTAGTAACTCCAAAGTGTGCTTTAATAATCTCAATATATCGAGTTCCTCCACGGGCGTCCCTCTCTAATAACTTTTGAACTTGAAATGCTTGACGTAATTGATTAATTGTTGCCGCTGTTGCGGTTGATAAGTCAGCATATAATGTATCTACTGTTTCTGTAGCTCCGGGGTTAATTTCTCCCCCTGCATCTACATACATAGTACTATATGATGTTTGTGCCGCGTCTGTTAATACTGGTGCTGTTGTACCAAGTGGTAAATCTATAGAATCTCCTTTTTGCGGCCAGGGTAGACAACTTGTAAAATAATCGTGTCTTTTACCCCGTTTTAATATTGAATATTCTGTCTCCAAGTCTGGTCCATCATCTGTATATACTTCTAAAGAGTCTTGTAAGTTTTGGTCTCTGAACCACTCATTCCATATGAGATTAATTGCTCTATTATGTAAAGCATTTATTTTAAGACCCGCGACTTTTGTTGGTACTCCCATATAATCAAAGATAGATTCTTCATCGAATCCGCCTCCATCGGCGGTAATTTGAGGGACTAGAAAGTCTGTCGAATCGCCTGGGTCTGTTTGTTCGCCGTTAAATTTTTGCCAATTATCCCATACAAGTCTATAGGGTACGGCGAAAAAGAAAGTATCCATGAATAAATTATCCATGATAGGGTGTATTGGTGTTGCCATTCTTGCAAAGGCTGTCATATTTACATTATATGTATCACCTGGTAAAGCCTCATCTATTAATATTGGAATGAGGTCTCCCGCATTAAAAGCGGTTTTTACTCCATGTGTACGATCAAATGATGATCTTTGTATTTCTGCCTTTGGTACCTGGCTAAATTGATGTACAAGATTTGATTTCATGCTTTATTCTCCCGAATAAGATTTTGCAGACGTTCGTCTTCTTCTTTTTGCCATTGTTTAAGATTTAATTTTCTTGTTTCTTCTTCTTCTTTACGAAGTTTTATCTCTGCTAATTTATCCAATTTTTCCATTGATATTTTAGATTTACTAGAATCCTCTTTTATGAATTCATTACCAACACCAAGAGACTCTTTCCCTATAACGACTTGTTTTACCATTGCTGTGTTGTCGTCATATTGTCCTAAATGAAAGAGTATATAATCCTCTGGGTGTTTGTTGAATGGATGTTCTTCTTGATTTACTGAATCGCCGAAAGCTCGTAGTGCTTCGGCTTGTGTTTTGAATGTAAAAGGGGGAAGGTATATTTTTGCTTTTGTATCGTATACTGTGTATAGAAAATGTATCATTTTTACTCGCCTTGTTCGTATGGTCTGATTAATGGTTTAATTGTTGCTAATTTACATTTTTCTTTTACTTGAAGTCTGTCAGGCGTATTGTCGGCCTCGTGTTTTTCAGCTTCTATTTGTCTCCTTTCTTTGAGTATAGCGAATTCTTCTGGGTTTTCAACCTCGAAGATATGATCATAGTATTTTGGTGGTTTATATTTTTTTCCATTATGTGTTATGAAGTCTGAAGGATAGACATCTTTTTTATATTGTTTATACCAGTCCGAGGCTATGCCCGGTTTTCTGGACATTGTTGTATATTCTTTTTCAATTTTGTGTATTTCTCCTGTTTCAGAGTCTATTTGTTCATAGTGTGTAGTTCCATCTATTCCTTGTATTTCGGCTTGTTTGCCGTTTATTTTTTTCATGATATAGCGGGCAACATATGCCGCTGATTCCCATGTTACTTCTCCGATGGTTACAAATCCTTTGCCCCATCGTTCTGATAGTATTTCTGATGTATAAAGTTTTACTCCTTCTCTGGTTTGCCAGAGTTTTTTATCTGAGAAATCAAAATTGAATAAGCATGCATGATAATGAGGGCGCATGTTTTTCTCTCCATATTCTCCGCATTGATAATAGCGGATTTTTTTTTCTGGATACATTCTTCTCAGACGTTTCATAAAGTCCTGGAAATGTTTTTTATTGAGTGACTTATCCTCCGGTAAGTATTTATTATTGTACGTTAATGTTATGAAGCAGTTATCTTGATATAAACTTGCTTCGTGGACGCATCTTATAGCCCATTGTCTTGAGCGTTCTAAGCGACATCCGACGCACTGACCGCAAGGGATTTTGACAGGCTCCGAGGTGTAAGCCTGGTCTATATTAAAGACCAGGGGTCTTCTACCATTATTATTAAGTTCCTTGCCTTTATAGCCTGTCAGAGGGTGATAACAGGGCATTTTTTTATAGGCGTATGCCTCCTCGCTTAATTGTTGAACCCATATTAAAGCGATGTGTTTTAGATGCTCCTTTTTTAAATGATTTTCTTGAGCGTTTTCTGGACATTTTTTTCCATTTTTTCATGATTATTGCCTTTTTTTATTTGGAGTGACTTGAACGGATTTCCCTATTCGGTGTCACTCCGGACAGTTACATCAAGTGGTAACTGTCCGAAGCGCCACCTATGGGCGCTTTTTATGCTTTCTTAACCTCTTCTATTACTTCGTCGAATTCCTCCTCTGTGAGGGTTGATTTAACGTTTAATTCGGGCTTTAACAAGCCCATTTTGCGCATTTCTTCTTTGTTGTCTGGGTTCTCTAAGAACTCCAGATAATTTTGTGCGCTATTGTTGAAGCGTTTTCTTACGGATGAAGGTAGTTCTGCGAACATTTCGCGTGATTGTATAACAATGTTCATTGCTTCTTGGAAGTCTACGCTTGGTATATCGCCGTATTCTGCTTCCTGTGATTTTGCGTGGGTTAATACCCCCGTTTTTTGAAATTTTGCCATAATTTGATTAATATCACATTCGTTTTTATGGCTTTGTTTTGTTCTACCTTGTTTGTCGAACATTTTTAATATTTTGGTTTTTTTGCCGTAGGCTGTTTTGAATTCCATGTTTTTATCCTCTATTTGGGTGCCTTTAGCGAATTAGCACCCATATTTATTAAGTATTGGCCGCTCATACACTGACCAAGGTCAAGAGCGGCTTTTTAAGGGGGTAGTTTATTTTTTACGATTGAAGTCTGGATGACCATATTTCTTTTCCATTGCTCTATCGATTTCTTTATTTTCCATTGGTGTGATGTTCCTTTTGACATCTTTTGCCGAATTGGTAAATGAGTGTAATTTCTCTATTGTCTTCCTCATAGCCAATTCTTTTTGTGAATCGATATGTGATTGATAAGTTAAGCCTGGTATTTTTAAATTCATGCTTTTTGCTGTTGCTGAAAGAACGTCCCTTTGATGTTGTAAGTTTGATGTTTCCTGTTGTGTTTTTATATTATTTGCCCAATCGAGGGCTTCGGCTGATTCCGCTTTGTGTGCTGATTGCTTTGCGAGCACTGTATTTGCTTTTACCTGTGCTAAGTCAGCTACTGTTCGTGCTACTTGTTGAGCTGAACTTATTGCCGGTTCCATTTCGTTTACTGCTGGTATTGCGGCTCCGCCTGGTGATGAAGCTCCTCTATTTGCTGATAGTATTGGATTTAGACCTGCCTTCCGTAGGTCTCTTACTTCGCGCTGATGCGCTGTATTGGACATTCTTTCTTGGAACGCCATTTGAGCCTGTGTAAGCTCCCAATTAGCGTCATTTTGATCTTCGGCACCTTTTTTGCCGAGGAGGCCGCTTACAATCGCGCCTCCGAATGCTCCCCATCCCATATTTTTCTCCTTTTTTACCTGGCTAATTTTGCCTGGTAGATTATTTGAGGCTCTGCTTGACTTACAGAGCACTGTTTTTACCAGGATAAGCTAAAAGTGATCGATTAAGCCAGGTGTGCTATACATTGGCATTGGTCGAGCACAATTCATTTTGATTAATGCATCAAATATGAAGTGTGGTTCCGTATTTACCGCTATAACGCGTGCTATTGGTGGGTCTTCTTCAATGAAATCTGAATCTAATACTGGAAGTGTTCCGAATTCTTGCGCTAAATGCCAAGCGTCAAGGGGTACGGAATGATTTGACC